GACGTTCTTTCTTAAGAATGATGCTACTGTTCTATTACCATATCTTTCAAATTCTTTCTCATATGTATCTGGAAGATACTGATTAAGAAAATCAAAGTTAGTAATGTAGTTTGTTGCCAGGGCTACTTGTTGTCCACTTGGTTGTAGATCAAAGCCTGGAGGTGTAATTACTGCCATTTTTTTTTAATTTTTTTAGTTTATAATTTTTTAATACTTCTAATTTTGAGTCCTTTACCACTACTTTGATCACCAATCGATCTAATCTTTAATCCATCTTTACTGAAGTTTTGAGGAGTGTTACGTACATCCATATTAATGTTCTTTGATTTTTTAGAAACATTATCTACAGTGTCTGTCATTCCTTGGTTGTAAAAAAATTCAGCAAATTTTTCAATATTCATAGCAACCGATATAGCTCTATGATATCCTTGAGCGTCATTCATCAATCCACTTTCTTTGTCCATATATTTATCTACAAAGTTGTTTACGTTAGATTGTTTACTTTTCAACTCATCTCTATCACCAGGTTTGTAGGTAATACTTTTATTTCCGACATTGAACTCAAAACCTTTGAACTCATCGTTAAAGACCTCATCAGTCTTATTTAAAAAGTAATCATACCTCTTCTTCTGTGCTTCTCTTGTAGTGTTAGATTCCTCTACATAACTTTTATAGCTATTAAATTGTTCTAATTGATCTCCAGATAATCCACCCCCGCTTGACTCAAGAGGAGCGTTATATTTATCTTTCTGTTCATTTAAAAACTTTTTAGCTTTTACAAGTTCTCTTTTCTTTGCTCTCTCAATCTTTTTAATAGCAGCTGGCTCATCTAAATCTTCATCATAACCAAACTTATCTACCATTAAGTCTTTAATATCCTCACTATCTAAACCTTCTTCAGTTTGAGAATAGTATTGAGATAACAATTTATCACCGTCCATTTCATCATAATCTTGTTGTGTTTTTACAAAATCATTAATTCCTCTTCCAGTTTCTTTTTTGTACTTAAAATACGCTGCAACATCTTCTGGTAAATCATCGTTTGATTCTTGTGTATCAAACAACTGATCGACAGACTCAATATCTTTATCGTATCTATTTTTAATATAAGAAAGAACGTCTGCATCTTTTAACTCTGACGCTTGAGTTTCTACTTCTTGTTGATCCTTCTCTTTTAATTCTACTTTTTCTACTGATGAATCTACATTTTCTGTTGACTCAAACTTTTCTTCATGTTCTTTAAGTAGTTGTTCTTCTACTTCTACTTTGGATTTTTCAACCCCAGACACATCTTTTACTGTAAATTTTTGTTCTTCCATTTTATTTAATTTAATTTTTACAAAGTTAATACTAATTTAATTCTTTTTTTAAGCTATCTTGGATTGAATTCCGCTAAGTCAAATCCATCTAAACTATCCTCGTTTGATTCAAAGTTAATCGGAGGAAGATTTCTTTTTCTTTGCTCAATCATTTTAGATTGCTGAGAGTTACCTTGGCTTATACGGTTAGCCTTAGCATCTTCTCTTTCGGTTTCTCTCTCTTGAAGTCCCCGTTGATCCATGTTTCTTATTTGCATGTTATAGTTAAACTCAACATCCATTAATCTACGCTTAAGGTCTGCCTCATTTTTTTGTTTCTCTATTTCAAAAGCAATCTCAGCTTGTTTAATTTGAATCTTAGCTTGCATTTCTTGTTGACTTTGAGCCATTGCACCTTGAGCTTTTTGCTGTTGTAATTGTTGAGCCTGTTGTCCTTGCATTGCTTGAGCTTGTTGAGCTTGTTGTTTTTTTTCTGTTGCAGTTTGTTTACGCTTAACCTTTAATAATTGATTAGCCATTTTTAGGTTATTAATAGTTCTAATATCAATTGCATCCTCTAAGTCAATACCCCCGTTCTGTAATGACATTTGTATATTAGCTTCTAACTGCTGCTTTTCTTCTTCATCTGGACTCATCTCTATAAATATCCCAAAGTCATATAGATAAAGGTTTTTAATTTCATCTAATATCCCCAAGTTATATTTACCTATCTGCATAGCAAATTCATCGGCAAAGTCTGCATATTGTAAAACATCAGCAGTTCTTATAGAAAGACATTCAGCTATAGTTTTAGTTATATATAAACTGGCATTTAATATATGACGTGTAGCTACATTAGAATTTAAAGCGGCTAATTTTTGAACACCTACCAATGAATTAGGATCAGGCATTGTTCCATCTCTTGCTTCGTTTAATCCTGTAACCTGCCTAATCATTCCTAAGTAATGATTATAATTACCAATAAGCATTTGCATTTTACTTTGACCACTATTAGAAGTTAATTGAGTAATAGGAACTTTAGCGTTATTAAATTCACCATCTTGAGTGTAACTTCTACCTACTACACTACCTGTTTGAAAATATAATCTCAATGCATCTTCTGGATTATAGGCTGCCCCTGTTCCTAAATCAACTTCACTTAATCCGTCAGCATCTATAAACACCCCATCAGGAACTACTTTAGCAACTACTTGCTGTATTTTCAAATGACTTATTTGAATAAGATCAGCAAAAGGAATCATTCTTCTAACTAAAGATTCTAACACTCCTTTATACATTCTTGGTGCACACGCTACATAATTTGGCATTGCAAATTGATTTGCAGAATTAGGACGAACCATGTTTTCCATCATCTCCCATTTCAAAATAATGTTAGTTCCCATTACCATTACTCCTTCATACCATACATCAATTCTTTTTTCTACTTTTTCAAACTCTCCTTCATCCATCATTTCTTGCGGAGGATTAAACTCGTCAGTTTTTTCTTGAACTTTAAAATTGCCATCTGACATTTTTTTCTTTTTATATACAAAACTATTTGTTGTTTTGTAATTAAAATATAATAAAGTACAAGTGTCTCTGGAGAACATACTGTTTTCATACATTTGAGCTGTATTATAGTAGTCATACCAAGATTGGCTATACTTAGATATCTCCTCCATTTCTTCGTTAGTAATATCGGGATCTATTTTTATTACCTCACCAATAGGTAGGGTTTTAATTTCACCCCAATAAAAAGTGTCTTTAAAATAAGGATCTTCTGTATAACTATATACTACATTAGCAGGATCAACATAATCTACTTTAATGCCATCTCCTAATTGAAAAGTATGTCGTGTTATACCTATACCTAAAGTTGTAATATCATAATCTACTCTTTTACGAATATCAGAATAATGATTTTCTTCCAGCATAGTATTAATAGCAATCTCATTAGCAATCTCTATACCTGGCTTATAATTAAGCTGCATATATAATTCCATTTCTGCATCACTGGTAGGTAGTGTTTCTGGATCAACTTGAAAAACTTGCATTCCAAAGTCTTTCTCAATTTGATGAAATAGATCTTGAGCCACCACATTTGTTTCTACCATTTCCTGGTATTGATTTCTTTTTTCAGATGACATAGCATCCATAGCTATACAGTTAACTTTAAACATTCTGTCCGCCATTCCATTAACTACTATATCTACAAACTTAGGTATGATAGGAACTGGAGTCCAGTCTAAATTTAAATATGACAAATCTCCATCTACCGCTAATTCATTTTTATATTTAGCAACTGATTGTTCTCCTCTTGCGTAAAGTCTTAATCTATGAAATTCTCCCCACTGACTATAGAACCTACAGCTATTTCCATCCTTTCTGAACCACTCGTATTGTATTGCTTGTCCAACTTGTAATCCAAATTCATCAGTAGCTTTTTGTTTGTCTGTAGCAAACTGATCAGGAAAGGCAGCAGAGTTTATGTTTATGTTGACATTCTTCATGTAATTATTTGGCTTGAGTTACTGGTATTATTATATCTTGCAAAGTTAATAATTATTTTTGATTTTTGTTTAGATGGTGTATATAAGTGCTTTTGGTTAGCCATAATAGCTAAGCCTGAACTAATAGCTGCATCAAACTTAGTTCTATTATTAATATCAAACTTAGCCCAGTCCTCTAAAGTCTTGCCAAAAAACATTGTCCCCATATCTCCTGCATCTCTATAATCTCCGTTAAAATCTATTCCTATATGTTTTTCTATGTAGGACTCTATAGCTGAAGCATGTGATTGTTTTACGTCCTCTGAAGTATTAGGAATACCTCCTAATTCTCTTTCTGTTTTAGATAACTTCGTATATGTTTTGTCTGGCCTGTTTAGTGAGTAACCTCTATATCCTCTATTTTTAAAATGATATAATAAACGAGGTTTATTGTTTTCACAAAGTATAGGCATACCATAAAAAATACAAGCCATTAAAACCTCTTCAAAAAATATCTCTGCAGTTTGAGGTCTTGCTATATATTCTAAAAAAAATTCATTACTTGGAGCCTCTTGCATATTAAATTTAGTAAGTCCATGTAGTGCCCCATTAGATCCTTTACCTACTACTACTCCTGATATATCATAAGAGTCACAACCAAAAGATCCAACATCTTCATTGCCAGGTTTCTTTTGTCCTCTTACAGTAATAATATTATTTTGTAAATGAGAAGGTGGTGTCCAACTAACTAAAAATCTTCCGTTCTTATTAGGAGACCATATTACTTTTGTATCTTTTATTCCATTCTCCCAAGAGAAAGATCCTCTTGTAATATGATGATCCATTATTAAAGAATCGTTATAGTCTACCTGTTGATATATTTTAGTTAAATTAAATATAGATTGTTTACTTTCATCTCTAAACGCATGTGACTCAGTACGAGGAAATTGTCTGTAAAATTCATTTAATGCATCAGGATCTTGAGTTAAAGAATTTACTTCATTTTCCCAATAGTCTATAGCCCCCATATTAATATCTTCTCCATCTATACCTATTACAGGTTTAACAGGAGTTTTAAAAACAGGCATTCCATATCTATCTATATACCCTTCAAAATTCCACTCCATAGGGACAAACAAACAATATAAACCACTCTTAGTCTGACCATTAGCATTTCTTTTAGAGGGATGAGAATCATCAAAAAGAGATTTAAAATTTCTACCTCCTTTATCTAAAGCATTAGAAGTTGAACCCATCATGCATTTCCCAATAACCTTACTCCCTAATCTTAAACATGTTTTTGTTACCCGCCAGTTATTTAAAATATTATCTGGCCTCTCCCATTTTCCACTCTCATCATGCAATAATAATTGTAATTTCTCACCGTCATAACTATTGTCTCCTGTGTTTTTCCAATCAATAGTTGTATCTAACCCTTCAAGCTCTTCATCAGCTAAATGAAACATATTTTTTTTAGTAATCTTAGATGCGGGAACTCTATATGCTAATTCAGTTTTAGGTTTATCCATACCATCTTGTATAGGTTTAAAAAAAAATGGATAATTATTAGATATAGGCACTACCTTGTCGGTAAACATTTTTTTAGCATCTGATCCACTTTTAGATAGTATACCTACCCTTGAGTCTTTAGTAATAGTAGCCTGATTAACTCCTTCACATGAACTCATAAAAGAAAAACCTGAACGTCTTATTTTTAAATAACACATTCCAAAACTTCTTTTATCAGCCTTACACGCTTCCCAAAATAAATAAAAAATTCTATTAGCTTCTCTAAAGTCAGGATTTCCTACATCAATTTTTGTCCACTGTAAATACATATAATGAGTGCCTGTTATATATGTAGGACTACCGTTATTCATAAACCAATATCCCTGTTCTCTTCTATTAAACTCTTCTTCTATATAATCAACCCACTGTGATTTAAATGTATCAGGAGTTTCATGCCACTGAAATATAGACTTAACTCTATTTAACTCTTTAGAGATAGGAGTAGTTTCCCAATATTGATCTTCTTTATTTTTAGATCTTTTATGTATTTCTTTTGGAGCTTTAGGTAATGCTATTTTTAATCCATTGATATTAATAACAGATCCTATCTGACCACTCTTAGATATAACAACTAAATCATATTTTTCATTATATCCATACAACCAAGTTCTACCTCTGTTTTTATTAGCTATAACAGAGTTGGGAATAAGTTTTGTTACTTCAGTATATAATCTATTTTGATTTTGACTCTGCAAATCCTTTAGGGGTATTATTTTTCTTTTCTATTACATTACCATCTAACATGGCTCTTTCCTCTTCTATTCTTTTTAGTATTTCAAAAGCGTCAAATATTGCTAACTTTTTAGTTGCTGCTGCATTTTTTAATCTATCTGCTGCTAATGGATCTTCAGCTTCATATTTAATAATATCTTCTTTAGCAACTTTAACTAATTGTTTAACAGCTTTTTCTCCCGCCTCTATTATACTTATCTTAATTTCTTTTATATCCATTTTAAACTTTTTTCAATGGAGTGTTTTGTTCTTCAGACACTTTTGTTAATTGTTTTAATGCCTCATCATAACCTGGCATTAATTTTAATAACTCTAAACATCCAATAACAAGTTCTCTTGTTTTCTTTTCTTCCAGAATTAATTTTTTTAAATTTTCTGTTACTTGTTCGTTTTTAGCTTTTAATAATCCAACATTTTTTTGTAGTCCCATGATTTAATTTTTAAATTTATAAAATATTACGTATACTTGTCTTCCTTCTTTCCATGATTTATTAGGATACTTACTGTGAAAGTAATTAGCAGGATACGATATTATTCTGTTTTGTTCATATCCAGAAACAGAAACTAATCTCCACATATCTAAGTTTTCTGAATCCTCCTTTATAGTTCTATTATATTCTTCATCTGATATATGAGATGGTAAACTATCCCCATAAACTTCATGTTCCCAAAAAGCTGTACCATGAAGTTCTTCTCTTTCTCTTAATCCCATATATAGAACAGCTGCTCTATCTGGCTTTTCTCCTTTTATATTTAAATCTGAATGAATTCTCCATGTGTTATCTAACTCATCAGTAGACACCCTAAAAAAACTTAATATATTTTCTAAAGGTTTGTTTTCTATTTGGGATAGTTTCCTTAATACATATTCATTAAATGAATCTGGAGACTCTTGAATATAAAAGTTTTTATCTCCTACTGTATGCTTTATAAATTTTCCTTTATTTAAATAATCTGTAGCAATTTTAAATAAATCTTTTTCTATAAAATCATCTACTGTATATATCATAATATCATTGTTATATTATTAGTAAACATCCTATATAGTTTTTCGTTATCTACTGTAAAAGGATATTCAC